CAACAGTTTAGCTGACCCACGTTTGTTCCAAGATATGTCTAGAGAAGATGTGGAAAAACTCAGAAAGTCTATGACACCAGCACAACAAGCTGAAATGAGTGCAAAGATTAGGCAAGCCAAACAGTTGGGGATAATTCCATAATGGCAACACTCGCTGAACTTTGGGATGCGCCAGCAGACGTTTCCCCTAATCGCATAGCCCCTGATGTGCAAGCCAAGCGAGATCAGGGGTCTTTGGCTATTTTGCAAGCTGAATTAAAAAAAGCACAAGCGGGATTAGCCAAGGCAACTGACCCAAAACAGAAACTGCGATTAGAGGCAGACATAGCTGGTCTGACCAGGGAAATATCCCGTTCACCAGCAAGCAAAGGCGCACCTATGGCTGCACCTGTTGCACCAGCCGCCCAAGCTATGGCGCAACCACAAGCCACGCCACAAGGTACATCTTTTGCTGATCTTTGGGAATCTACTGCCCCAACAACTGAAACCACTAAAGCAACCACGCAAGCAACTCCCGAACAAACCGCCGAACCAAGTGGTATGCGCCAATTGGTTGGCAAGTTCTTAAAAGGTGCGTTAGAAACCAAGCGCGATATGCCCGAGCGTGTCGCTGGCGCTATTGATACCCTTTATGGAGTTGTTCCTGCAACGTATGGTGCGTTTGTACAAGGATTGGCAAGGACAGCGCAAAGCCCCGAACGGGCAGAGCAAACAGGGCAAGCCGCCGCCGCAAGCATTGACAAGCCCGTGGGCAAATTCTTTGGCCTTACTGGTAAAGAAACATATCAAAAGCCATTGGGCGGTGTTACTGAGCCAATTGTTGAGCAAGTCAAAAAGATGGCTGAACAATTGGGCATGACACCCAAACAGATTTCTGAAAAGACAGGCATACCCGAACAAGACATTAAAAACATGGTGGTCATTGGGTCTGTTGCTGTGCCGCAAGCAATTAAAGAAGTTGCCCCTGTTGTGAAAGAAACGGTACAAGCTGTCACCACACCAATCAAGCAAGCCGCAGCCGAGTTGCAAGTGGTCAAGCCTGGGCAAGCGCCTGGACAACCCGCACAACCTAGAATGGTCAGCATGGGGGCGGCGGCAGTTCCAGATGCCGCAACTATTAAACAAGCATTGTCGGTTGCAACGCCAGAACTGCAAAAAGCATTGGCAAACATACCGCCCGAAAAAGTCAATCTTCCAACGTTGCAACGGCACATTGAGGCAGACACATTGCCTGTTCCTGTTCGATTGACAGAGGGACAAGCCACAGGCGATATTGTCAAACTGTCCAACGAGCAAAACCGCCGAGGCAAAGACCCATCACTTGCACAGCGGTTCAATGAGCAAAATGGGCAATTGGTTGAAAATCTTGGATTGATTCGGGAAAAAGCCGCGCCTGATGTATATGGCACAAAAACCATTGAAAACAGTCAAGGCATCATTGATGCGTACAAATCAATGGATGCCAACTTAAACCAAGGCATTAATGCCAAGTATCAGGCTTTGCGTGATGCCGCTGGTGGTCAATTTCCTGTGGATGCGCCCAAGCTATTGCAAAACATAGAAATCAAGCTTAAAAAAGAGTTGTTGTCAAATGAAGCGCCTAAAGGCCAATTTAGCGAATTGCAAAGATTGGCTAAAGATAACAATATGACGTTTGAAGATTACTTATCTTTAAGACGCAACTTAGGCGATATTGCACGAACCGCAAAAGATGGCGCAGAACGTAAAGCCGCATCATTCATGATTGAGGAATTAGAAAAGTTGCCTTTGCAAGAAAGCGCACAGCGTCTTAAACCTTTGGCAGACCAAGCCCGAAAAGCAGCCCGTGACCGTTTTCAAATGCTTGAAAAAGACCCAGCATATAAAGCCGCAGTGGATGATCTTGTTCCTGCTGACAAGTACATTGACAAGTTTGTGATCAATGGGGTCAACAAAAACATCAATACGATGGTGCAAAACCTTGGCAAAGATTCACCAGCCCATCAGCATATGGCGGCGGGAACTGTGAACTGGCTAAAGGACAAAGCTGGCATCGTTGATGAAACAGGCAACTTCCAACAATCTGGCTATAACAAAGCGTTGAAGAAACTTGATGATGTTAAAAATCTGCAAGAAATCTTTAACCCAGAAGCGGCAAGCCAATTAAAAACCTTGGGAAATGTGGCGCGGTACACCCAAGCCCAACCCCGTGGGGCGTTTGTCAATAACTCCAACACCTTGGTCGGTGCTATGGCAGACAAAGCGGCTTATGCAATGGAACAGGGCGCAAACATTGTTGGCGGTGGCAAGATGGGCATACCAATCGGGTCAATGATTCGCAGCAGAGTTCAGCAATACAAGGCAACAAAAGAAACTGAAAAAGCCTTAGAAACTGGTGCTGGCACAAAACAAACGGGGCAATGATGGCAGACATTGACCTTGTTAAATATGGCGTACTCTGGCAAAAGGTCGAGGACTACGAGCGCCGATTTGATGACATGGACAAGAAGATGACCAAGATGGAAGGCCAGCTAGAACAACTGGTTGCCCTTGCCAATCAGGGTCGAGGCGGGTTCTGGGCTGGCATGGCGCTGGTGTCTGCCATATCTAGTGCAATGGGCTATGTGTCCCATTGGATTGGCAAATCAAATTAATTTGGTAAAAGCATGATTGATTTAACCAAAGCCATTGGCGCTGTTGCCGCAAGCGTTGCCGCATTAGGTGGCAGTTACACGTTAGCCGATAAATTTGGCTGGTTTGATAGGGCTATTCTTGAATGGTCACCAGAGCATTTTAAAATTGTGGCAGAGGTTGGACAACCCATAAATGTCACTGTTGCACGAATAAAAAAACGGGACGATTGTTCTGTTGAAAGTTTTACGCCAAGCATTCGGGATGCGGCGGGTATGGTGCATGAGGCGACCACCACGGCAAGCAGATTCAGCGGCCCAGCAGGGCCAGAGATTGACACGTTTACCTACCAGTTGACGATGGTGAGAAAAGAAAAGATTGCTGAAGGCAAGGCAACTTTGCTGGCAACGATCAAATACAAATGTCCCGAGGGTGAACGTGTTGTTCAATACCCCCGCCATGCCAATCTAAGTTTTGATTTAAAAGGCTAAAAAATGCTAACCTTGTTTTCATCCCTAGTCAGTTTTCTGATGGGCGGTCTGCCCAAAATCCTTGAATTTGTCCAAGACCGTGCCGACAAGAAACATGAACTGGCGCTGGCGGCAATGCAGACTGAAAGGGAACTAACCCTCAAAAAAGCTGGCCTAGAAGCACAGGAACGCATCGAGCATATCCAAACTGAGCAAATACAGATTACCGCCGAGGTCACCAATGCCCAGACTGCCATGCAAGAACGCCAAGCCCTGTACGCCCATGACGTGGCGCTAGGCCAAGGTGCATCAACTTGGGTAATCAACATGAGGGCGGCAACCCGTTCGGTCATCACTTACGGGATGTTTGTGATGTTTATGTTTGTTGAAATCTTTGGTTTTTACTATGCTTGGCACACAGATGTTGCTTTTGATGTGGCGCTAAACCATTTGTGGGATGATGAGACTCAAATTATTTGGGCTTGCATTGTCAGTTTTTGGTTTGGCGGTCAAGCGTTTAAAAAATGAACATCAGCCTTGAAGCTGTGGAGATGGTCAAGCACCATGAAGGGGTGAGGTTTAAGCCTTACCGTTGCCCTGCAAAACTTTGGACGATTGGAGTTGGTCATGTACTTTACCCAGATCAAGGCAAGATGCCTGTTGATCAAAGAGATGGTTATCAGCTACGTCCAGAGGATAACCGCACGTTTTCAGCAGAAGAAGTAAATGCCATTCTCAGAAACGATCTTGCAAGGTTTGAACGTGGAGTGCACACTTTATTTCCTGTCGATCTTAGCCAAGGGATGTTTGATAGCCTTGTTTCTTTTTCTTTTAATTGCGGCTTGGGAACAACCCAGCGTTCAACGCTACGCCAAAAGGTGCTTAGAGGCGACAAGGCGGGTGCTGCGGATGAATTCCTAAAGTACACCAAGGGCGGTGGCAAAGTCTTGCCAGGGCTGGTTAAACGCCGCCAGGATGAACGGGCGTTATTCCTCCATCCATAGCAGTATCTGAACGAATACCCAAGCGACTGCCACCACAACGGCAGCGCCCAGGCATAGGATTAAAAACAATCCGATCACATAACCCCCCTCATTTCCCA